AGAAGCATATTCCAAGCGTTAAACGATGAAAGAAGAAGATTAAATAAATTTAGTATATCTGTTATTCCTGAAAAACCGGGAGGAACTCAAAAGCGAAATAGAATTTATTCTGGTCTTTCTGCACGTTTTAGTACAGGAACTGTATATTTAAAGAAAAATATGTTTGATTTAATCAACGAAATCCTTACTTTTGGCCCTAAGATGGCTCACGATGACACAATTGAGAGCCTTTATTACGCACAAATTCATGCTTTTCCACCAAACATGAAAAAAGATAAAAAAAAGAAAGGTTGGTTTAAACCAAAAAGAAAAGCAAAAAGTTGGTTAATATCATAGGGATTATTCATGTATAGATTTGGGAAAAAAAGCAAAGAAAGATTGAAGGGTGTAGATTCTAATTTAGTAAAAGTTCTTAACGAATTAATTAAAATAATGGATGTAACCATTATAGAAGGTGTGCGGAGTAAGGAGCGGCAAGAGCAATTATTAGCACAAGGGAAAACTAAAACAAAGTATTCCAAACACATAACAGGAAAAGCTGTTGATCTCGCTCCTTACCCGATAAATTGGGAAGACAGAGAAATGTTTCATTATATGGGTGGAATGTTAAGAGGTATTGGTCAATCTATGGGGTTAAAAATCCGATGGGGTGGTGATTGGGATTCCGATGGAGATATAAATGATAATAAATTTGATGACTTAGTTCATGTAGAGATAAGGGATTAACAATGGCAAGAGTAACTAAAAAAAATAAAGCACAAGTAAATAAACAAATATGGGATAAAGCAAATAACTCTCATAGACAGAGATGGCAAACCACTAGTCAAAAAGGATATGATTTTTATCTTAATGAACAATTGACTAAAGAAGAAATGACAATGCTAGAAGAATCTGGTATGCCTACATTTACTATTAATAGAATAACTCCTATTATAGAAATAATGAAATACTTTGTTACTGCAAATAGTCCTAAGTGGAAAGCTGTAGGGGCAACTGGTGATGACGTAGACGTTGCTCAAGTCCATTCTGATATAGCAGATTATTGTTGGTATTTATCTAATGGTAAATCTCTTTATAGTCAAATAGCCTTAGATTCTTTAACTAAAGGTGTAGGTTACTTTTTAATAGATATTGACAAAGATGCAGATAGAGGAATGGGAGAAGTAAGATTTAATAGAATAAATCCCTATGATGTATATGTAGACCCTTCTAGTCAAGATTTCTTATACAGAGATGCAAACTTTATTCAAATAAGAAAAAATATATCTAGATCTAGACTTATTAATTTATTTCCAGAATATGAAACAAAAATAAAAAAAGTAACTAAAGGTACAGATGTAATATCTTATTCTCAAAGAGATGCAAGTTTTACAGACACAATTCAAAGAGAAGACATTACAAGTGGAGTTAATGCTGAATCTGAAGACGATGATATAGTTCCTTACTATGAAACATACTCTAAGAAAAAATTTAAATACAGAAATGTATATATAAAAGTAGAACCTTCTGAATCTGAATTAATAATGTTAAAACAAGAAGTTCAGCAACAATTAGAAACATTTAAACAAGAAATAGAAGTTCAAGTTATTGAAAAACAATTACAAATAGAAAGACAAGTTCAAGAAGGTGAAATAATTCCTGAAAGAGCAAAATTAATGGTAGAAAATTCTCAAAAAATGGCTGCTCAAGGTATTAGGGAAAAAGAGATGGAACTTATATCTCAAGCAAGAGAAGAAGCTACTATCGTTAAAGAACAAGTATTGTCAGAATCTCAATATAAACAATTTGAACAAGATGAAGAATTTAAAAAGAACATAATAGATTCTATAGAATTTTATGAAAATAGAATTGTTAAAACTTGTAGTGCAGGTGATGATACTTTTTTATTTGAACAAATAATACCTATTAGTGAATATCCAATAATTCCTATTCCTTATATGTACACAGGAAGTCCTTTTCCATTAAGTGCAGTTACTCCATTAATAGGCAAACAACAAGAAATAAATAAAGCACATCAAATAATGCTACACAATGCAAATTTATCTTCTAATCTTAGATGGATGTATGAAGAGGGTTCTGTACCTGAAGATGAATGGGAAAAATACTCTTCTTCTCCCGGAGCATTGTTAAAATACAGACCGGGTTTTAAACCGCCTACTCCAATTCAACCAGCTCCTATTAATAATGCATTTTTTACAGTTGTGCAACAAGGTAAAGCAGATGCAGAATATATAAGTGGAGTTCCTTCTGCAATGATGGGGTTTTCTCAAGACCAAGCTGAAACATATAGAGGATTACTTGCTAATGATGAGTTTGGAACAAGAAGATTAAAAGCTTGGATGAATAGTATTGTAGAACCCTCATTAGAGCATGTAGGTAAAGTCTTTCAAATGATGGCACAAAAACATTACAATATTGAAAAAGTATTTAGAATAGTTCAACCAAATGCTGGAAACGCTCAAGAAGAAAAAGAAGTACGAATTAATGTTAGTCTTTATAATGATTATGGAAAAGCAATAGGAAAATATAAAGATTATGCATCTGCTAGATTTGATGTTAGAATAATAGCTGGAGCAACCTTACCATTAAATAGATGGGCATTATTAGAAGAATATTTTAAATGGTATCAAGCTGGTCTTATAGATGATGTAGCAATGTTATCTGAAACAGACATTAGAAATAAAGAAAAAATTATGGAAAGAAAATCTATGGTATCTCAAATGCAAAGTCAGTTACAATCTATGCAAGAGATAGTCAAAGATAAAGATGGTGCAATAGAAACATTACAAAGACAATTAGTCCAAGCTGGAATTAAAATGAAAGTTGGAGATGCGTCAATGGAAGTAAGAAAAGATGTTTTGGAAACTGAAGCTCAACAAAAACTCTTAAGAGGAATGTTGAAAGTTGAATTTGACAAAATGAAAGCAGATATGAAATTAGTAAAAGAAGATGTAAGTAAAAATGAGAAATCTTAAGACTTGTATCTTATGATTTTTATTTGCTAAATTAATACAACCTTAAAATAGGAGATAGTATGTCAGAACAAGTAGGTAACGCTGATAAAGCCCCCGAAAGTAAAAGCGTACAAGATGCCGTCATGGGAATGACATCTGATAATTTTTTTGAAGAATTAGATAATCAGGTCAATGGTGGTATATTAGATAGACCTTCGCAAACAACCTCGGAACAAAGCCGTAACACGCAGACGAGCCCTAATGCAGAAGTTCAGAACGAAGTACCTAATAATGAATTAGATACTTTACAAAAAAGGTATAGCGATTCAAGTAGAGAAGCTAAAAGGTTAAATGGCAAACTTGCCGAAATAGAACCTTATATGCCGATTCTTGATGCTATGCGAGAAGACCCTAATTTAATTTCTCATGTGAGGAGTTATTTTGAGGGTGGAGGCCAGACCCCACAATCAATGAATGAAAAACTAAATTTAGATGAAGATTTTGTTTTTGATCCAGATGAGGCTTTTTCTCAACCTGATTCTGATTCTGCAAAAGTATTGGGAGCGACAATCGATGGTGTAGTACAGCGTCGTCTTTCTAATGTATTGCAAACTCAAAAGACAGAAAATGCAAAAATGGCTAAAGAAACTCAATTCAAACAAAAGATGAATATGTCTGATGATGAATGGAGCAACTTTACTGAATTTGCTAAATCAAAGTCTTTAGAGCTTGAAGATATATATTACTTGATGAATAGAAAGAATAGGGATGAGCAAATAGCTGATTCTACAAGACAAGAAATTCATAACAAAATGCGAGAAGTTCAACAACAACCGGGTACACTTGCAACGCAAGGTAGCACTCCAGTTGAGCAATCTGCTGATGATTCAGTTTTTGATACGATTTTGGGTTCTGGTAATGAACTAGAAAAGGCTTTCAGTATATAGAAAATATATTGTTAGCCATTAACTCAAAATAAAGAGGTAACAAAATGGCTGATGTATTTGGCTTAGGTACTTTTAATGACACGGCTTCGTGGAATGATGGTACTTCAAAAGACACAGGTGACCTTAGAAGAAAATATAATTTTGGGGATAGGATTTCTGAACTATCAATAGCGCAAGATCCTTTTTTCCGATTTGTTTCTCAAGTCGCCAAAAAACCAACAGATGATCCTGAGTTCAAATTTACTGAACGTAGATCTTCTTATCACAAACGATACGCTTATGTATCAAATCATGGAACTTCTGCTCCATCTTCACAATCAGGAACAAACGCAACTGTAACTCATACAGATGTAGACGCTGGTGATGTATATTATTTTTGTATGATTGGAGATTATAAATCTGCAGGCAATATTCAAACAATATATGGTCAAACTGGTTCTGATGTACTTCCGGGTTCTTCAGGTTCTCAACCACAGTTCTTTCTTCCAAATGCAGTTGTAAAGATTCCTTATCTTACTACATTTAAAGGAAGTGAGGTTATAGGTGATTGGGAAGATGATGCGGCTAATGATGAAGCAACTACTCCAGATGACTACTTAATAGTTAAAGTATTATCTGTAGATAGCTCATCTGTATCTAATGCAGTTATATTAAAAACAGAAGTAGTTAGTAAAGGTTCTGCGAGTGCTGATTTTGCACTTTCTTCTTATGTAGCTCACGATAATGCTCTTGACGCTGTAGATATTTCATCTAGGTCAATAGCTTCTTATCTTGAAAAGAAGAGATGTTACGTTGTTGGATCTGCTCATTCTCAAGGTTCAGGTTATCCTGAAAGTTGGAAAGATCAACCTTTCTCAACTGCGTTTGGTCTAACTCAGATCTTCAAAACTGCAATGGCAATGGACAATACTACAAGAGCAACTGTTCTTAAGTATGAACCAAATGAATTTGCAAGGATTTGGAGAACTAAGTTAATCGAGCATAAGTTTGACATCGAACAAGCATTATTGTTTGGTTCTCAAGGAACTGAT